CCATAGTGAGCACCAGCTGCGGTAACGTAACCAGCACCATCCTGATCAACAGGAGGCACGATAGACTGCATCTTCTCTGCATTCTTATCTTTAGCTCGTTTTATTTCAAAACCAAATAATCTAAGTCCGCTCTCTTCAGCCATAGTAATTCCTAAATTAAGTTAAGAGGGGCCATTATAGCCCCTCAAAGTATTTATAGTGGTTATGAAGTGGTTGCTGCTTCCCAGTATTGTACTTGGAATTCAACAGTGAATCTCTCAATTTCATTCTCCAAGCCGTAGCTTAGATCAATTGGTGAGATTGCTGTTGGGAAACAACCACGGAAGTTGTAAGTCTTCAAGGTAGAACCATCTTTGTCGATTTGCTCGACAACTAGGTCTGCTTCGTAATCGACTGGATTTGTTAGACCAGTATTTGCACTATGTGCATTCATACCGTTCATCCAACGCTCCATTGCGTCACGAACATTGAAGTCTGTATCGTTAATGATAGTTGGCGTCCATACATCAAATGTACGATCACCTGCCATCTTTAACTGACGACCACGGAAAGGAACAATAATTGTACCCATTGTAGAAGCAGGCAACTGAGCTGCTTCACACAAGAACGATGTTAATTCTACATCGCCATTTGCATAACCTGGGAAGTTGATTGTCGCCTTAAATAAATTAGGACGAGCACCACCACCACGTAGTTTTGCTTTAAAATCATCGACGCCTAATACTGCCATCTTCTATCTCCTTATACCTGTCTTCCAGCGACTTCTTCGAAGTCAACACCAGATCTGACTGCTACAAAGTTTAGGGTGATGTAGTTAATAGAACGTGCAGGCTTAATAAAGATATTAGCCACAAATTCGTTTCTATCAATGATTGCTGGCGTATTGTTTGTCTCATCGCATACGACTCTAAAGTCTGTGATACCACGACGTCCTTTGATCTCTCTTAGGAATGGTTCAACGATATTAACAAACTCAGCTCTTGTAAACTCATCATTCAGTTCGAACAATGTGTTTCTTGCTGCAAGTGCAATCGCTCTTTCAATAACATTGAATAGACGACGAACATTGATACGATCAAATGCGCTTGGTCTGTTCAAGTGTGTCTTATCACCATAGAGCAAGATACCTTGTCCTGGTAGATTTGCGATTGGGTTGATACCAGCTTTGTATAGAGTATCTCTCTGAGCTTTTGTTGGAGTATATGCAAGAGATGTAACACCCAAGTATGCACCACGACGAGAACCTGCAGGTGAGAACCATGGAGCAGAGTTTGCATCTGAAGCAGCCATAATACCTGCAGTAGATGATGCAGCTGGAATGTTTCTATACTTATCGTTGTATTTGTCGTAAACTTTCAACCAGTTGTTATCAACAAACAAGTATGAGCTGTATGTATAATCAGCTACATCATCAGTTGTTGATGTTACAGGATCGCTTACACCTACAACTGATGCACTTGCTGGTGAAGTAACAACAACGCAATCTTTACGTGTTGTGCCAGCAATTGTAACTAGATCGTCAACAACAGTTTCTTGATTAGTTGCAGTAGACATACCAGGTGCAATCAAGAAGTCAACCTGAATAGTGTCTTTATCTTCAAATGCATCAAATCCAGTTACATAATCAGCAGCTCGAATTGCATTACCGCCTGATCCACCAGTCAAAGAATGTGATCCTGTTGAATCCCAATCACTGTTTATTGTGCCAGCAGAAGAATCACTTACCTCATTAATCCAAAGATATTCTGAACCTCTGTCGATAACAGTTTTTAGATAGTTACTCGAACCGTCTGCATTCGTTGCAGTTTTTACTCTTGATACATATGGGAATCTTTCAAGAACAGTACCAGCTGTTCCTGTGATCACACCATCTTGATCAAGAACAAGAATGTGACGTTCGTTGCCTGATGGAGCTCCATCAAACTGTGCTTTATATGCAGCTGTCCAGGTTTCCCAGTTACCACTGTCTGTCCAAACAACTTGCAGTGAATTTCCTATGTCACCAGGATATTTTGCAAACACCAATGAAGTGCTGCTGTATGAATCTCCTGTGAAGTTATCCCACGCATCACTGTTCTTAATTAGAGCGTTGTATCCTGTTGAATCGCTAAGAATACCGGCAGCACCTGCTGCAGCGTTATATGCGTCTGAATCGCGAATTACTCTAACTGTTTGTAATGCATTGGCGTATTTTAAAAAGTATGCAGCAGACAAAAAGTCTGTAGCACTACTATCGTCGGGTGCTCCAAAAGTATCAGCTAGCTCTGCTTCATTTGAAATAAGAGTAGCTTTTTCTACCGGACCCCAACGGAAATTTCCAGCGAATGCGCCAGTAGTTGACTGTACGTTAGGTACACCACCTGTTAGGTCAACTTCTTTGACGACAATAGCTGGAGACTCTGAAGGTGCGCCTATAGCCATATTAGTTTCCTTTTCCAGTAATCGAATTATAAGTTTTTC